TGGCGCTGATGTGATTGCAGACAGACTTGCAGCATCCAACCCAATGGCGCAAATTGATGATAAATCGCCCATTCCCCCACAAGTTCAAATGCAACTTAAGCAGTCACAAGCCACTATCCAACAGCTGCAACAGCAGTTACAGGGTATGCAATTGATGCTTAAAAACAGGGCTGACGTTGAGCAACTCAAACAAGACGCTGAGACTAAACGGGTTCTTATTAAAGAGACCAACCGCGCCCATGACATTGAGTTGCGTGATCAACAGAAGCAAAAAGACACAGAAATGCGTGTTCACACAACGGCACAAGATACTGTTCTTAAGACACAAACACAATTGGAAATCGAGCGTATGAAGGCCGATTTAGCCGTTTATTTGAGCCATTTAGACCGATTGAGCGAGCGTGAGGCCAAGGCCGAAGCCGTTGAGCGTGCTATTTGACAAAGTAACTCTTTCGTGTATATTTACACAAAACCTTACCCATGAGGAACATGGGGTTAATTCTTAGGGTAAACCTATGTCTGAAAAAGAAGCGTCATCAGTATTGACGAGTGAGAACTCAGCTGAGTTTTATGCTAATAAACTTGGTTTAGCTGACAGAAACGATGATGTGGCGGTTGAGGAAACTCCCGAGCCATCAGAAGTTGAAGATCAGAGTGAACCAGAGGCAGAACAAAGCAAACCTACAGAGGAAAAGAAGCAGAACCCTAAGTTAGAAAAAAGGTTTTCTGAACTGACAAAACAACGTGAGCAAGCCAAGGCAGAAGCGCAAGCAGAACGCCAACAGCGAGAAGCGTTGGAAGCAAGGTTAAGGGCTTTAGAGCAACAGGCTGCGCCACAACAGGCGAAGAACATTGACGAAGAACCGCAACCTGGTCAATTCCAAGATGCGTTTGAGTACGCTAAGGCATTGGCGCAGTATTCAACAGAAAAAGCCTTACAAGAGCGTGATCAGCAAGAAGCCAACAGAAAGGCTAATGAGGAAAGACAAAAGGTTATCCAATCATGGTCTGCCAAATTAGACAAAGTGAAGGCTGATTTACCTGACTACGATGAAATTGTAAGCACGGCTGATGTGGTAGTTAGTGATGATATTCGAGATTCTATTTTAGAGAGTGATGTTGGACCAAGAATCCTTTATCACCTTGCAGAGGACCTTGAATATGCTCAAAAACTGGCACAAATGCCAACGCGAAAGGCTTTGATTGAAATAGGAAAACTGGAAAAGCTATACGAGAAAAGTGAAGCCAAACCAGAGACTGTAGTGAAAAGTAAAGCGCCAGCACCGATCAGGCCCTTAAAGGCAGGTAGTGGTCAAGCAGATATCCCTATTAACAGTAGTGGAGATTTTCACGGCACATACCAGGCTTGGAAAGAAGCTAGACGGGCGGGCAAAATCCGTTAAATTCAAATCAAGGAAATCAAATGAGTAATAATCTCTTAACGATATCCAAGATCACCAACGAGGCGTTGATGGTTTTGGAAAATGAGTTGACTTTCACAAGTGAAGTTGACAGAAACTATGACGATCAATTCGCCGTTGTCGGTGCAAAGATCGGTAATACTGTGAATGTCCGTTAAGAGTCTGCGGACAATAAACCCTTTCTGATTGACTTGGACACCTAGAAGTAGGCAACAGGGCGCAAGTTTAAATACAGCGTGAACGACTAAGTGAAGGGGCGCTAAAGAAATTTAGTGATGCGATAGTCTGACCTACCATATAACAAAAGAAGTGGTAGAGAGAAATCCGAAGCGGTTTCTCCCGCAGCGATGCGAGTAACAATTGACCTGTGAGACCAGGTCGCTTTATCGGTACAACTGGCCCAGCATTGAACGTTGAGGACTTTAACGAGTCTAGCGTACCAGTGACTTTGAGCACTCAATTCCACGTTGATACTCAATTCACCACGCAAGATTTGGCGCTAAGTCTTGATATGTTTAGTGACCGCGTGTTGAAGCCCGCAGTGGCAGCTATTGCTAACAAGATTGATCGTGACGGCTTGGTGATGGCCAAGAACAACACGGCCAATATCGTTGGTACAGCTGGTACACCTCCCACAGGTTTGATCACATATTTGACCGCTGCTGCTTACCTTGACGCTGAAGGCGCACCAAGGGATGGCCGCCGTTCATGTATCGTTGAACCTTTCACAAGCGCCACAATCGTTGATTCTTTGAAGGGTCTATTTGTGCCCCAAGAAGCTATTGGCGAGCAGTATCGCAAGGGTTTGATGGGTCGTGACTCTGCTGGTATGAACTGGAAGATGGATCAGAACGTTGTTTCACAAACATTCGGTTCTTATTCAACTGCCGTGTTGTCATGCAATACATCGACTGCAACTGGATTCCTGACCTCTGGTTGGGCATCATCTTCAACTATCGCTTTGTCTGCCACAACAGCCACAGCATCGTTGAACGTTGGTGACGTTATCCAAATTGCTAACGTGTACGCTGTCAATCCCCAGAACCGCCAGGCTTATGGTTCTAACAAGCTACGCAACTTTGTCGTGACTGCTGCCGCTACTGTGGCAACATCAGGTACAACTAGCGTGACTGTTAGCCCTGCCGTGATTACTGCTGGTCAGTTCCAGAACGTGTCTGTGACCAATGCTGGCGCATCAACTGTTACGCCTTTCAACAATACTGGTACTGTGTCACCACAGAATATCATTATGCACCGGAATGCTTTTACTCTTGCCGTAAATGACTGCGGCTACTTACAAGCAGCGTAAGTAGAAAACTGTCCCTGATTGACTTGGAGTGCCTGAAGAGGTTAACAAGGCGCAAGCAACCGAAAGGTGTGCAGCGTGAACGACTAAGTGGGATGGCGGCGAAAGCTGATGCGATAGTCTGAACTCTGCTATAACTGAACTGAAGGCAGAGAGGAGAATCCGAAGAGTTTCTCCCGCCACGATTGTGGTCAGTAGGCGAAAGCCGAAAGTAACAGAAATGAGCCGATTTAGAGCTTCCAGAAGGTGTGCATTTTGCAGGTAGAGCTAGTGATAAGGAGATTGGATTGTCAATGCGTGTAGTCCGTTAATGTTGGCGGCTTTTAGATTTTGATCTAATAGAAAATTTTCTCTGATTGACTTGGAACTCCAGAAGTGGACAACAAGGGGCAAGTTTAAATACAGCCTGAACGACTAAGTGAGAAAACCCTTACGAGGGATGCGATAGTCTGAACTAGGATATAACAAAAGAAGTCCTAGAGTGCGACCTGAAGCGGAAGCACCACACCGAAAGGTGGAGTAACAAGATGCAATACACGATTAACAATGACAGTATTCCAACACGTTTAGACGTGCTATATGGTTGGGCCCCACTCTACCCTGAGTTGGCTTGCCGTGTTGCAGCTTAATTAACTTAAAGGAAAACTAACATGAGTAATCCAGGACCAGCAACCACAGTAAGCAATCACCCACAAAACTTGGCCACAAACCAAGCATTGCGTTTGATTGCATCAGCACAATCCGTTAACTTGGCCGTGGCTGGTGATACAGCCATGACAGTTGTCGATGTGACTAAATTTGTGCCCGTTAGCGTGCTAATTACCAACGGCTTGAACTCTAGTGGATCAACAACCACTATTGCTACGGCTACTGTTGGTGTTTACACAGGCGCAGCTGCAACAGGTTCAACAGTATTGACTACCGCTGCTTTGACTAGCAACACAGGTGGTCCTTATGTGACAACCTCAACCGCGACAAATCCCGCAACCGCTATTTCCAACCCATCTACGATGTATGTCAACGTGGGAACGACAATTGCAGCGACTTGTGACGTATTTGTTTACGGCTATGACCTCACATTTTTACCCTAATTTGTGAGTAAATAAACAGAAAGCCACTCTCAAAAGGGGTGGCTTTTTTTCATTTTGTTATACAATAATCATGTTTTAAAGGAATTATCATGTCCAAAACTACACTTACCCGTGGTAATTTGTTGAGCAGTTCCATCGCTCAATTGACACTACCAAGCACCACTTTTTCCACTACAACAACTGAAGTCACGATTTCATGCCCCGGTGTTAAATCCACAGACATGATCAACGTCACAGTTGATGCGGCAATGGTTACAGGCGTTGCGGTTGGTAATGCTTACACCAACACGGCCGATCAAATCACAGTTCGCTTGATTAACCTCACAGGTGGATCGGTCACCCAAACGGCCGCTAACTTGTTGGTTAACGTGAAATCGCCTGAAGACAGTCCCTTACCCGCGAATGTGGTGTAAATATGGCTGGTTCAACAGTCCAACGCAACGCGGGTCAGACGTATTGTTTTAGCGTCACCAATAGTGCCCATTCAAGCACTTTGGTTGATGATCAGACAAACGATCAGATCAACTACTGCTCATTCCTAAACACGGGCGCATCGCCCATTGCGGTTAAGTTTGCGAATTATTCGCCATGCCCCGCCGCAACGTTTCCGAGTGATGGAACACCAGGGGATTAT